GGCAGTTCAAGCGGGCAAAGACCTTTTGGTCAAAGTGGACATGACCAGCGACGGTCAGTTTGAAACGATCGCCGGGCTACGGGCCAAGCGGGTGAGTTTTAACGCGGAAACGGTCGATGTGACGTCGCTCGATTCCAGCGGAGGTTGGCGGGAGTTGCTGGTGGGGGCGGGCGTGCGCTCGGCGGCAATCAGTGGCTCTGGGGTGTTTCGCGATGCGGGCACGGACGAACGTGCGCGACAGCTGTTCTTTGACGGTCTGACACCGGATTATCAGATCATAATCCCCGACTTTGGGGTAGTGCAGGGGCCTTTCCAAGTTTCGGCGTTGGAATATGCCGGATCGCTAAATGGTGAGGCGACGTTTGAACTGAGCCTCCAATCGGCGGGTGAGTTGACCTTTACCCCCGATGTGGCGGGCTGAGCGTGAGCAATCCATGGCGCGGTGAGGTGGGTTTGGTGATCGACGGGCAAGGCTATGAGGCGCGGCTGACCCTTGGCGCATTGGCTGAGCTGGAGGTCGCGTTGGGGGCTGACAGTTTGGTGGCATTGGTTGAGCGGTTCGAGAGTAACCGCTTTTCAAGCCGGGATGTTCTGGCGTTGCTGCTTGCCGGGCTAAGGGGCGGCGGGACGGTGATGGATGCCGCAACCCTTGAACATGCGCGGATTGAGGGTGGGCCGATGGCGGCGGCGCGGGCGGCAGCGGAATTGTTGGCGCGGGCATTTTCGGTGCAAGCGTGAGCGATGGGCGTGGTTTTGATTGGCCGGCGTTGCTGCGGGTTGGACTGTCTCGACTGGGCCTGCGCCCGGCGGAATTCTGGGCGCTGACACCAGCGGAGCTGCAGTTGATGTTAGGGCCTCCGGCTGAGGCGCCGCCGCTTTTGAGCCAAGGATTGGCCGCACTGATGGCCGCGTACCCGGATAAGAAGAAAGGGGCCGAGGATGGCTGATTTCGAAGATTTAGAAAACCTTGAGGGCCGCGCTGACAGGCTAAACGAGACATTGGCGCAAACCAGCGGTCTCGTGTCGGGTTTCGACGGGGAATTGCGGCGGATGCAAAGCGCGCTCTCGGCCACGGGGAAAGACATTGCGGCCCTTGAGCAGGGGCTAAGCCGTGGTCTGCGGCGCGCGTTCGACGGGGTGGTTTTTGACGGTGCAAAGCTGTCAGAGGTGCTGACCGATCTGGCCAACTTAATGATCCGCTCGACCTATAACGCCGCAATGCGGCCAGTTACGGACCATTTCGGCGGGCTGATCAGCGAAGGCGTGGGCGGGATCGTAGAGGGGATACTTCCTTTCGCCAACGGTGCGCCGTTTTCCCAAGGGAAGGTCATGCCATTCGCGCAAGGCGGGGTGGTGACGTCGGCCACGGCCTTTCCCATGCGGGGGGGCACAGGCGTCATGGGTGAAGCTGGGCCAGAAGCGATCATGCCGCTGGCCCGTGGAGCAGATGGCAAGCTGGGTGTGCGTGGTGCCGGCGGGGGGTCTACCACTATCGTGATGAACATCACCACGCCGGATGTACAGGGCTTTCAACGCAGCCAAAGCCAGATCGCCGCGCAGGTGAGCCGAGCGCTCAGCGCGGGCAACCGCAACCGCTGATCCGTTGAAGAACGAGAGGAGCAGACCATGCAATTTCACGATGTCAGATTTCCACCCTCGCTGAGCTTCGGCTCGGTCGGCGGGCCACAGCGACAAACGGAGGTGGTGACGCTGGCCAATGGCTATGAGGAGCGCAACACGCCTTGGGCACACTCGCGTCGTGTCTATGATGCAGGGCTGGGGATGCGATCCATTGATGACATTCAAACACTGATTGCATTCTTTGAAGCGCGTATGGGGCAGATGTATGGGTTCCGCTGGAAGGATTGGGCCGACTTCAAGTCGGGCAAGGCGGCGCTTCCGGTGGCCTTTGATGATCAGAGTATTGGTCGCGGCGACGGGGCCTCGGCCAGCTTCCAGATCGTTAAGACTTACCGTTCGGGCGCGCAGAGCTACCGCCGTCCGATCATCAAACCAGTCGTCGGTACAGTGCGTGTGGGGGTGGAGCAGGATGAGTTGCAAGAAGGTGTGGAATATGAGGTCGACGCTAGCACGGGGATCATCACCTTCGCCCACCCGCCTGATCCCGAGATGGAAATTTTTGCGGGATTTGAGTTCGATGTGCCGGTGCGTTTTGATACGGACCGCATTCTGACGTCGGTAGAAAGTTTTCACGCTGGGCAGGTGCCGAACGTTCCAGTGATTGAGGTGCGGGTGTGAGGGCGGGGATAGAAGCCGGATTTGCTGGGCATATCGCCAGCGGTGTCACGACGCTTTGTCATTGCTGGCAAGTAACGCGCCGCGATGGGGTGGTGTTTGCATCTACCGACCATGACGTGGCGCTGCATTTTGATGGTGTTACGTTCCGGGCGAATGCAGGGCTGAGTGCGCAGGCACTGGCGCAGACCAGTGGCTTGTCTGTTGATAATACCGAAGCGCTTGGCGCGCTGTGTGACGATGCGATCCGTGAGGATGAGATTGAACAGGGGCGCTTTGATCGGGCGGAGGTACAAGCGTGGCTGGTAAACTGGGCGGAGCCATCACAACGGGTGTTACAGTTTCGCGGGTCCATTGGCGAATTACGCCGCGCAGGCGGCAGTTTTCGGGCTGAGTTGCGCGGGCTTACCGAACCGCTGAATCGGCCCTTAGGACGTGTCTATCAAAAGCCTTGTTCGGCGGTTCTGGGCGATGGCAAATGCCGCTTTGACCTTTCCACATCGGGCTATATCGCTGAGCGGGTGATTGAGGCCGCGCAAGAGGCGCAGTACTTTCGCTGGGGTGCATTTTTGGGGTTTGAAGAGGGTTGGTTTGCCCGCGGAAGGCTGGATGTACTCGACGGTCCGGCGGCAGGGCTTTGGGGTATGATCAAGCTGGATTACTTCAAAGGGGCGGAGCGTGTCGTTGAGCTATGGGAGCCGATCCGCGGGCCACTGCCAGAAGGCACGGCGGTACGGCTCACAGCGGGCTGCGACAAGCGGATGGAAACCTGCCGGCTAAAGTTCAACAATCTGATAAATTTCCAAGGTTTTCCCGATCTTCCGAACGAAGATTGGATGATGGCGGTGCCCCGTTCCGACGGAGCCAACGGCGGCGGTTCTCGCAGATGAGTGCGGCTGGCGAAAGGCTGGTCTGGGCTGCGCGGCAGTGGATCGGCACGCCCTATGTGCATCAGGCCGCGACCAAGGGGGCGGGCTGCGACTGCCTTGGGCTGCTGCGGGGGGTATGGTCGGAGTTGCTAGGCTGCGAGCCTGAGGCAGTGCCACCCTATTCGATGGATTGGTCCGAGCCGCAGGGCGAAGAGCAACTTTGGGCGGCGGCACTACGGCATATGACGGCAAAGGCCGATGATGGGGCCGCGCGAGGTGATGTGTTGCTCTTTCGGATGCGTCAAGGTGCGGTGGCAAAACATCTTGGGGTGCAGGCAAGCATCGGTGACCGCCCAAGTTTCATTCATGCCTACGCAGGGCATGGGGTGGTTGAAAGCCCGCTCAGCGCACCTTGGCAGCGGCGCATCGTGGCGCGTTTCATATTTCCTGAGGAGGTCTCCTGATGGCGACGATTGTTCTTTCGGCAGCGGGTGCAGCGGTTGGCCGCTCTATTGGGGGCACGCTGGCGGGGCTGTCTTCGGTCGCGGTGGGCCGTGCGGTTGGCGCAACCTTGGGACGTTTGGTAGACCAGCGGTTGCTGGGTCAAGGTGGGCAGGCCGTTGAGACAGGCAAGGTCGATCGTTTCCGGCTGACCAGCTCGGGCGAAGGTGCTGCGATCGCTCAGCTTTACGGGCGGCTGCGGTTGGCGGGTCATGTTATTTGGGCCTCGCAGTTCCAAGAGACCGTCAATGTTAGCGGCGGTGGTAAAGGTGGTCCATCGACGCCGAAAACGACTGACTATAGCTACACTGTCAGTCTTGCCATTGGGCTTTGTGAGGGGGAAATCACCAGCGTAGGTCGCATTTGGGCCGATGGGGTGGAAATTGCCCCTGATGATCTGAACATGCGTGTCTATTTGGGCCAGCCAGACCAGCAGCCTGACCCGACCATGGCCGCAATTGAGGGGGCGGATCAGGTGCCTGCCTATCGCGGCACGGCCTATGTGGTGATGGAGAATTTGCCACTGGCGCAATTCGGTAACCGCGTGCCGCAGTTTTCTTTCGAGGTGATGCGACCTGAGCAGCCCGCCGCGCCGGGATGGGAGCATGTGCCTGCCTTTGGGGTTCAAGGTGTCGCTTTAATCCCCGGCACGGGAGAATATGCGCTCGCGACAACGCCGGTGCATTATTCAGATGGTCCCGGCAGTCGCTGGAGCGCAAATGTGAACACGCCCGCCGCAAAGACAGATTTTTCCGTGGCGTTGGAAAATATGACGGAAGAGTTGCCAAATCTAGAGGCGGCCTCACTCGTTGTGTCTTGGTTCGGCAGTGACCTGCGGTGTGGGGAATGTCGTCTGCGGCCCAAGGTAGAAGACCCGGCCATTGATGGGGAGAACATGCCTTGGCAGGTGTCTGGCGTGACGCGTGCAACTGCGGAGGTGATCGCCCAGCAAAATGAGCGTCCGATCTATGGCGGAACGCCTGCGGATGCGGCGGTCATCGAGGCCATTCAAGCGCTCAAATCGGCAGGCAAGGCTGTGATGTTCTACCCGTTCATCTTGATGGATCAGACCGAAGGTAACGGCTTGCCGGACCCCTACAGTGATGCGCAAGGCCAGCCGCGCCTGCCATGGCGGGGGCGGATCACCCTCTCGGCGGCACCGGGGCGACCCGGCAGCCCGGATGGCACGGTAACGGCAGATGCAGAGGTGAGCGCCTTCTTCGGCAGTGTCACGGCGGCGCACTTTGCTGTTACGCAGG